GCCCCAGAAGCACCGCCAATCTTGCCTGATACAGAAATCTTATAGACAAATCCTGCGTCTGCTGCTGGATAGTTTGGATTGCCGGAGCAGTCTATGGTTCCCTTGAACATCAAGACATCGTTAAAGGCATTGAATTTCAAAATAGTGCCGTCAGAGAGCTTCATACTAAGCACTTCATCTGCAATATCTACATAAAGAGTAGCTGATCCAGCAGCGGGATTTACTGGTGTTCCTTCTTCTTCAATTACAATTTTACCCATGTTATGCCTCTAAAAAATATTGACCGTTTACAACTAAGGTGCCAGAGAGGTATAGATTCTCTTTGGTAATCATCTGCTTGTAGATAGGAATAGTTTTTGTGTCTCCGAAGGCGATGTAATAAACGCCGGACAGGAAGTCGTCTACTGCTGCCATAGCCGTATCAACATAGGCTGTACTGGCTAATTTATTGGAATTGTCTAGCGGCGCCTGTGTCGCAGTGTCTGTGGCTAGAAATCCAGTAAATGGGTTAAACGATATTTTTGTAGAAGAAACTTTTAGGGGAAGTCCTCCTGATGCTGCAGTAACCCAAACTGGGTACATTGTTGCATTGGTTGTGGTATCGTCAACAATGGTACTGGTGGCAGTCAAGGTGGCCGTATCTGCATTTCCCTGTAGTGGGCCAATGAAATTGGCTGCGGTTATACTGTGAGCGCCGAGATCCACATCTGTTGTAGCGCCGGCATACGGAACATACAATCCGCCGAGATTGGGGAGGATGCTTAAATTCCTCAGTGCCTTGAGACGGACTTTCAATGGAGGTAAATTTGTCAGCATTATTTAATTTTTCCTGTCCGTTATCCGGATCTTTTGTGAAATAATAGCACGCTTTACTTTTTTGTAACATATGCATAAAATAGAGAGAAGGAGAATTTAAATGCCCCCATCAGTATCCGATAAGCAAAAAAAGTTTATGAGAGCTATTAGCCATTCTCCGGAGTTTGCCAAGAAAGTTGGCGTTCCGCAGAGTGTCGGGCAGGATTTTGAGGCCGCAGACAAGGCTAAAAAAAGCAAGGCAGAGAAGAGATATGGTAAGACGAAGAAATAACCTTGCCAATGTATGCCGATTATATTATTTTTAATGAAAATAAGGAGAATTATTAATGGGGACTCTTTTTAATCCGCCGAAGCCTCCCGCAATTCCGACTCCGCCGCCAATGGCCGCGCCAGCAACAATGGCAAATTCAGCCGTTTCGACAACTGCCGAAAACGCGCGTAAAAGAGCCGTTGCTGGAGCCGCCGCTTCTGGGACCAATATGACAGGTGGCCAAGGTCTGGCTGAGACGAAGACGCCTGGCGCAACTCTGTTGGGGGGTTAGTAAATGACCCCAACTGCCGCTGATGCTGATGGTTCGCATCCACTTGAAAGGATTGCAATTTCTCTTGAGAGTATTGCAGATAGTTTACATAAGATTGTTAATCCTCCGATGAGAGCCATTCCTAATCCTGTGTTTAAACAGGGATGCGATATAAGATAAAAATACGCCTACAAGAGCGCGACTTAACGCGCCAGAACGGGACAATAAATGGCTAAAGAGAAAATTGCTACTGCAGAAGCGCATATGGAGAAGGCCGGCGCCTCTCTTCTGTCTATGCAGCCGGCAGTTCCAAAAGAAGAAGAAGTCCCAAAAGAAAAGAAAAAACAATGGGGTATCCTGAAGGGGCATCTTGAGAGCCGCCTTGTTTCCCTCAGAATGTGGCGTCAGAGCTGGTGGACGCAGAATTATTCCCAGCTTGCCCAATATATCGAACCGAGACGGTCAATCTGGCTTACTCAGTCAACTGGTGGGATGCCGTCTCCGAATAATATGTCGCGCGGGAAGCCAATAAATACATCTATTGCGGATCCGACAGGGACTTATGCTGTCAGAATATGCTCCAGCGGGATAATGAGTGGTCTCGCAAGTCCGTCACGGCCTTGGTTTAAGGTTGTCCCAACGATTAAAAACGTTGAAATAGACTCTGACGGCCGCGCGTGGCTGGATGAAATCGAGGATCGTATCTATAACGTCCTCGCCGGCAGCAATTTTTATAACTCTTTTGCCCAGGAATGTGAAGATTTGGTGGTGTATGGAACGGCGCCGGTCATTATTTACGAGGATGAAGAGGATTTAATCCGCTGTTATAACCCCTGCGTAGGCGAATATTACCTGTCTTCCGGCGCCACAATGCGCGTTGACGGCCTTTATCGGCAATTTGTGATGACAATTTCGCAGATTGTTGACTTTTCTGGTGTAGAAAACTGCCCGCCAGACATCCAAAAAATGTGGCAGGCAAAGGGAAGTTCTCTTTCAACGGAGCGAATCGTTGCTCATTCAATCGAGCCTAATTTTGCCATTGGGGATACAGACGCTGGAAAAGTACCAGGAAAGTTCACATGGCGCGAGGTTTATTGGTTATTCGGCGCCAGTTCAGAAAAACCGCTGTCGATACGCGGATTTGTCGATAAGCCGTTCACTTCGGCACGCTGGTCGATACAAAGTAATGATGCATATGGCAGATCTGTTGGCATGGACGTATTACCCGATGTCATTCAGCTGCAAGTAATGACCATGCGTAAGGCGGAGGCTATCGAGAAGCAAGTTAGGCCGCCTCTTCTGGCCGATATGCAATTAAAAAATCAGCCTTCGAGCAGTCTTCCCGGCCATGTCACCTATGTAAGCAATCTCGGCCCCCATTCCGGCATGAGATCAATTTATGACGTTAATCCGGACATTAACGGCATGATGAATGATATGAAGGAAATCCAGGCGCGCATTAAGCAGGGATTTTTTAATGATATTATTTTGATGCTGTCCAGTAATCCGGTGACAAATCGGACGGCCTATGAGACGGCACAATTAATGCAAGAACGTCTGCAGGTTCTGGGGCCGGTCATCGAGAATATCATTGGCGAAAGTCTGAAGCCGAAACTAAAGCGCATTTATAGCATTATGCTTCGGAAGAAATTACTTCCGCCGCCCCCGGAAAGCATGAAGGGCGTTGCGATTGATGTAGAATTTATTTCTATGCTTGCTCTTGCCCAGAAAGCCAGCGCGACTGGCGGTCTTGAGCGTCTGGCCGCTATTATCGGGAACATGGTCGCTGTATTCCCTGAAGCCAAGGATAGCCTGAACGTGGATAAATATATCAGCACAATGTCTACGCTGCTGGATAATCCTGAATCTATTCTGCATAGCATAGATGAGATGAAACAGATCAGACAGGCTAATGCTGCTGCACAACAGAAGGCACAGCAACAGGCAGATATGGCGCATGGGGTTGATGTTGCGAAGACCGGCGCCGATGCAGCGAATGTGTTGAGTCAGACTCAAATTGGTGGAGGCCAAACGGCTATTGAGGGTCTTCTTGGGGGCGGCTTAGGTGGTCGTGGAATGAGATGATTCAATCTGGGATTTATAAAATAAAGTAAATACTAAAAGGAAGCGCGCATGAAAAACATAAACATAGCCGATCAGCCAAAACTTTTGAGAGAATTGGTAGATGCATTGACTCAGGCATCAGGCGCAGCATCGCAGCTGACACATACAATGTCCGATCCAAGGTGGATTTTAATACGGGAGAGTATTGACCTGACGAAAGAAGGCGTGATAAATGTCATTACATTTCAGGCATCAAAAAGCGTTATTATGAGGGTTATATAATGTCGGACATGGAGAAAAATGAGAGCATTGAGCGCTATCGTGAGGGATTAAAAAAGGCTGCTGATTGCTGCCGACAACTCGGCGCTGCTCAAAAAAATCGTCAATGGAATCAGATTGCTTTCAATCTTGAAGGTATTTTGCAAAAAGGAATGACCATCTACCGCAATAAATCCATCAGCAGAAGCGATGCGTTGGCCATGATCGACAATCGCGTTAAAACGATGAAGGCAGAACAAAATGGCGGATAGACCGGCACAGCTAGAGGAAGCCGAAAGGCAAGAGAAGCCGTATGATGCCAATGATATTGAGCAGGTCACTGAGGCGCGCAAGAAATCTGGCCGGAAGAGAAAAGAAAAGCGTGATGATTACGCATCTCTTTTAGAAACAGAAAAGGGCCGTGGATTTTTGTGGGACTTCTGCGCGGCGGCGGTAAATTTTGATCCGCTTGTGCCGAATGATCCTTACTCATCGTATTTTAATTTTGGCCAAATGAAAAAGGCTAAGGATTTATTCGTAGAGCTTTTGCGAACTGCCCCGGAACTCACCGCACAGATGGTAAAAGAGAACATGGATAAATAATATGCAAATGATTAACAAAAATTAATTATAACCCTATTTACATCTTTAATTTTCTGCTTTACGATTAAAAGAGAAGACAAGAACTCAAATTAAATGAGTCAAAGATTATGACCGATACTAATACCCCAACCGTTGCCCCGATAGCTTCCACTGTCACGGCGACCCAGGCAGCCCCCGCAGCCCCGATTCCAGCTGTAGACGCTGCCGCCCCATTAGCTCCGGTTGCAGTTCCAGCCGTTGAAGCCCCTGCCGCGCCAGCCGCCTCCGTAACAGAGACGCCTAAGCCGGCAGCAGATGCCGCGCCCCCATCGACAATTCTTTCCGATGCTGCAGATAAACCTGCAGTTGTGCCAGAAATTGTTAAGGCAGCCGATGGCGCCGAACCAAAGAAGGAAGAGGCCAGCCAGTCTGATGAACCAGCTCCGCTGCCTACCTACGAAGCGTTTACAGTACCGGAAGGCGTTACTTTCGATATTGCAAAGCTTGGTGACTTTCAAAAAGAATTGGCAGAATATCAGGTTCTCACAAAAGCAGATCAGGCTGAGACACAGAAATTCGGTCAAAAACTTGTTGATAGGCATATTGCTGAAGTTCAGGACGCGGTTAAGCGCGTTGGCGAATATAATACCAAGGCATGGGAAAAACAGACTAGCGACTGGAAAGAAGCTTTTGTTAAAGACCCTGATATTGGTGGAAATCGTCAAGAAACCACGATATTGGCCGCGAAAGTAGCTTTAACAGAGAGTGGTGCTTTATCAAAACCTGAATTTAAACAATTAATGGATACTGGCGTTGGTAATCATCCGGAACTTATCCGTACATTCTCGAATCTTGGTAATGTAATCACAGATTTGAAGGCAAGGCTTGCAAAGTACGAGACTGAGACTGATGTGAAGCCGCTGCCGGGAAAGAAACCAAGCCCAGAAGTTGCCAGTAAGGTAGCTCGTAGGTATGGTAATACTTAATAAAAAGTGGCCGTTAAGAGCCGCGAGTAACAATAAAGGAGACTAAAAATGGCTTTCTCAACTGACGTTATGCCCAATCTAGTAGACTGGGCGAATATGCAGGATCCCAATGGCACCATCGCAGATATTGCATGGACGCTGGCTCAGGCGAATGACATTCTAAAAGACATGATTTTCCAAGAGGGTAATCTTCCTCTCGGCCACAAAGTTACCGTCAACGTCGGTCTGCCGCAGGGCACATGGCGCGGTAACAATGAGGGTGTCGCGTCTTCCAAACCCCTCAATGCTCAGTTCCAGTTTGCCATTGGCGAATTGGTTGACTACAGCAAAGTGGACAAATCCGAAGCACTTCTGAACGGCGAAATCACGAAATTCCGCTGGAATGAAGACCAGGCCCACATCGAAGGTCTTGGCCAGCAGGTCGCTTCGGCAATGTTCTACAGCAATGAAGCCACCAACCCGAAACAATTCACAGGTTTTGCGCCGTACTACAATACGGTAACTGTCGCTAACGCGCAGTCGGCAAAGAACGTGATTGACATGGGCGGCACCGCTTCTGCCAATGCTTCTCTCTGGCTCGTTGGCTGGGGCGACAATACGACCTTCGCGCTGCACCCGAAAGGCTCACCTGCCGGTCTGGTGTACGAAGATAAGGGCGATGTTGTTCCTCTGTACGACGCTGCCGGCAACCGTTTTGAAGGCTACACCTCGTACTTCGCTTGGAAGATCGGCCTGGCCGTTAAAAACTGGAGATACAACGTCCGTATGTGCAATATCGACACGACAACCGCTGGTCTGCTGGGCGTTGCTCCGCCTGACCTGTTCGTTGGCATGTCGCGCGCCGTTGTCCGGATGCCCACGCTTAACCGCAGGGCTTCTGGCATCACGGAAGTTGACTCCCCCGGCGATCCGGTTCCCGGCATCAACCCGGCTTGGTATTGCAACCGTACGGTCAGAGAATTTCTTGACATTCAGGCCATCAGAGACAAAAATGTATTGTTATCCCCCAAAGAGTATGCTGGTGAACCAGTTATGCAGTTCCGCGACATTCCGATCCGCGTTGTTGATGCTCTTGTCAACAGCGAAGCTCGAATTGTTTAATTTTTGAAAGTAAGGAGTAAATAAACATGGCTTATTTTGATGCACCTCTACAGCTCTCTACTGCTCAGGCAGTCGTGGCATCAGCAGCTTCTACGCTGATCTACGATGTGACCGGCGCAGGCTCTGGCAACGCACCCGCGATGGTGTTTGGCCAAACTGCTGCCGGCGCTCCCGCGCTTGGCGGTTTTGACATCGGCGGCGGCATGGGCGCAAGTCAGCCCAAAGCTGTTTTCGACATCACGACCACTGGCACAGGCACTGGCACTATTGCCTTCGGTGTTGAGGCGGCCATTGATAACGGCTCCAATGCACCCGGCACATATGTCAGGCTGGCAACATCAGGGGCGAAGGTGGGGACGACTCTTATCGCTGGCGATAAGATCATCATCCCGATCCCCCCGGAAGTGATTAAGGCGATTGGCGAATTGAAGCCCCGCTTCTATCGCTTCTATTACGACCAGACTGGTGATGGCGCCGTTAGCGTGACCAGCACCATCCAGATCAACCCAGAAATGGGCTTGATGGGCAATGTCTACAGCAACAATTTTGTTGCTGCATAACGAATTACCGGGCTGGCCTAAAAAACCAGCCCGGTATCTCTTCAACAAAAGGAATCGACTACAATGGTAAAACTCTCTCCGGTACCACCCCAATTTCAACCTACTCTTGTCATCCCGCAAGACCGCCCCGTATATCGGATTGGCGAGGGAAATTTCTTTGGTCCAGACGACCATCTCTACACAGAAGGCAACGTTGTCGCATGGGACGACGAGCCGAATGAGGAAATGGAGCCTCTGAACGATCTCGCAAGAGATAAAATGATCGCGTATCTGGCAAAGCTGGATGCTGCTGGCCGCAAGGTCGCTGAAAAAATCGGCGTTGGCTATACGAGCAAAGAAGATTTCTTTAAAAATGCTCAGTTGCTTGCAAAAGAAGATGCTAAGAAAGTTCAGCTGATTAACGGTCAGCCGGAAGTCAATCTGATGGGCGGCAAGAAACGTGGTCGCCCTCGCATTGAGAAGATCGCTGGAGCGCAGCCGGCACCGCTGATGGGTTCTGCTGGCAAACTTTCGCTTGGTCATAAGGAAGCATAGAGATGGCTAAATTTATAAAAAAAGGCGACGAGAAGAAAAAAGAGGCGCCTAAAGACAAGAAAAAAGGCTCATCCTCGAAAGAGATGATGGGAAAACGCTACGGCAAGGGGAAATAGTCATGGCTGAGAAGAAGGAAACGCGTAGTTCTCGTATGTATAAGGACAGCCCAAAGCTGGAGCGTAACGCCGAGGGCAAAATGGCCGTCAGCAAGAAAGGTCCCGATGTGGCTGCCGGCAATAGTTCAGACGGCGTTCCAAAAGATAAAATCGCTGTCATGGGCCTTGCTCATAAGCACGCAGAAGAACGCCTTAAACTCAGCCAAAAGCATGAGCTTGAGCATCATTCTTTGATGTCAGAGCATATGAAGGAAGGCACGCCGGCCGAAGAAGCGGCGGAGACTCCGAAAGAAGAAGCCAAAGAGAAAAAAGAAAAACCGGCAGAAGAAGCCAAGGAAAAAGCAAAGGGGCTGAAATAGTGCCATTGTCTTCTGCAAAAAAAATTGAAGTTTTATCCTTACGTTGTGTTAAATGTAAGGAAATAAAAACTATTGATAATTTTTGGGTAGACAATAAAAAATCGTCTGTATATCGCGGTGGATACGCGCATAGTTGTAAGGAATGTAAAAAAAATCATAGAACATATTATGATATTTTACCAAATTCAGATCCGATAATTTATAATGGGAAAAGAACCTGTCGTTTATGCAAAAAAGAAAAAAGTCTTATAGACTTTAATTGCGACAGATCGGGAAAATTTGGGAGAGCATATCATTGCAATCCATGTTTTAATGAAAAAAGAGATAGAAAAAAAGAATATGAGAAAAATATTTATTTTGGAAAAAATAAAAATAATTCTTATATGGCAAACTATGGACTAAGCACAGAAGATGTAAAGAAAATGCTTGATAGTCAAATTGGTTTGTGCGCCAATAGAGCGTGCGGAAAAGAAATTTCTATAGATAAAAAAGATAGAAAAGCTATGGGGTTTGTTGACCATTGTCATTCAACTGGCAGGGTTCGTGGGATACTATGTATAGCATGCAATACAGCGTTGGGCCATTTAGAAAATAAAAATAGAATGCTAGGATTAACCGAATATCTTCAGAAAAACTCTTAGAAAAGGAAAGAAAAAATGGCATTATCAGGAACAGAGATACTTCAGGTTCAGGGCGTAGATCTTGCTGGTCATCCGGCGGCGACTACTGAACAAACAACGACTCAGGCAATTGCCAATCTTGCTCCTGGCGCGCTAGGTACTCTGGCGAATGGTAAGATATTTATCGGCGGCGCCGGGAATCTTGCCGTGGCACAGACGGTATCTGGTGATTTTACGCTCAGCAATACAGGGGTCGCAACGGCTTCTGGGATTGACGAAGTTATCGTGACCGCTAAGATTACGGCTCTGGGTGCAGATGGGTCCATGACGTTTGTAAACGGACTTCTGACAGCGTCAACTCCGGCTACATAAGGAGATAAATCATGCAGGTCCTTCCTAAATTCGTTGACATGGCAAAAACGGCGACTGAGTTAGGTCTTAATAAGACTGAAGTTGCTGTTAATCCAGAAGTGCCTTCTCAGCCTGTGTATCCGTATGGTCTGGGAATTTGCTTTGGTCAGGAAGAGTTGGATAAACTTGATGTTGATGTCAGCGAGATTGGTGTTGGCGATACCGTCCACCTTTTCTGTCTGGCAAAAGTAACGTCAATTTCCACCAATGATACGACTGAAGGCCCGAAGACTCGTTGTGAAATGCAGATCACGAATATTGCAGTTCATGACGAAGATCAGGAGAACGAAGACGCTGAGGCTGTGATTGAACCGCACAAGGTTAATTACAAAAAAATGTATGGCGGGAAATAGCCCGCTGAAATAGGGGTTATTTATGACGGCATCATCTACGGTTCTCAGCATAGCAAACCGATCTTTGCTCAGCATTGGCGCACGTGCCCAGGTGCAGTCTCTGTCTGAAGGTTCGACGGAGAGTAATGCAATATCCGTTCTATACCAACCGACATACGAGTCTCTTGCTCGTAGTGCAAATTGGAATTGCCTTCGTCAGCAGGCTACATTGACTCTTATCGCTGCAGCGAAAGGTACGCCAGAAAATGTAGATGGGCTTACATTACCACTGCCGCCTGTGCCTTGGGCTTATCAGTACGCTCTGCCAAATAATTGCCTTGATGTGCGGTATATCTTGCCGTCCAATCCTGGTCTAGCTGGTGGAATCCAGATGACCACGGCTAGTATTGGTGCCTCTTCAGGGTATTCTCAGGACAATGGTAATGCATTTGCTGTTGCCTATGCAGAAGATCCGAATAATAATCCGCTGCAGGTAATTCTCACAAACACTCGGCAGGCTGAGG